CAGGACTCACAGCGTAGGGCCGCCGAACGAGAAAATGCGGCGCCAACCACAGGAACTATTTCTGACTACCTGCGATTAAATCCGGATGTCGGAATAGACTACGCTCGCGCTAAGGCGGCAGGGGAAATCCCTGCAAACACTACGCCAGAGAGTTTCGCTCTGAACCACTACAACACCTACGGCCGCGCTGAGATAGCTGCGGGCACGCGAACGCCGTTTATGTTAGCTCAAGCCCAAGGGGGTGGCCGGTCTTACACCTCACCGGCCATAGCCGGTTTCGGCGAGGGCGACGAAGAGAGCCGCCAGTCTAACTTCACCACTCGAGGCTACGACACCGAGTTACTCGCCAGAGACCTCGGCACTCCCGGTGGCGCCATTATACGCCCAGTCTTTGCAGAGGGCGGCCTTGTAAAAAAGCCTAGAGAGTTCGCGGACGGTGGTCCTGCGGACTCGATGACGCCTGAAGAGCTCACGGCTCAGTTAATGGCGATGGACACCCAAGAGGCTCCGGCCCCTGTCCAAGAACCACGGCCCACGGATCAAGTACAGACCGAAAGCCAGAGTATGCTCGACAATCTTAATCGTGCAATGTCTCAGGTTACGCAGCCTGTTGTTGCAGCCGTGACGGACATGACCGTGGGCCTTGGTGACTTAGCCCAGATGGGTACAAAGGCCGTCGCGAATAAAATGGGCATAGAGACTAAGCCGTTTGTTCCTGTTGGTGAAAACATAAAGGCAAGCGTTGGCGCGGATAACGTAAGCCCGTTAAACCCTATCTACATGGGTACTCAAATACTGCCTGCTGCAAAACTACAGAAAGCTCTTGCGGCGGGACCCGCAGCATACAGAGAGGCAATGGCGTACCTTGCCGGAGAAGGCGGCGCGCAGGTAGCTGCCACACAGTTCCCTAATTCGTTAGCCGCGCAGATTGCGGGGGCGGTATCTGGCGACATGTCGTCTAGAGGCATTCTGGATTCGTTAGATGGTCGTAACGTGCGCCGAATTACGGGCGACGAGCCTCCTATTGACGACGGACCTCTCCCAGAGGGCGAGCCGGAGGGCACGGTTCTAGGAATCTCGGATCAAAGCGAATCAGGCAAGATGTTGGACGACGTGGACGCTATCCCTCTTCCACTTGAGAACTTAGACAGGACAGAAAAAGCTGCGCTAAATAAAAGCGCAGGGCGCAACCCCAAGAAAAGAGAACTTGCTAGGTCCGTAGGTGAAGCGTTTAAAACCAACTATAGCCCAGACCAAGGATGGGCGCCGGTTACGATATTAGGCGCTGAGTTCAAAGGCAACACGGCCAAAATAAAAACCAAGAAGATTCCTTACGGTTTCCAAAATCCACCGGAAGGAATGGAGCCACAACAGTGGCAACAACAGCTATCTGATGGAATTGTTAACGAAGTAGAAACTATTGTTCAGCGTGCCGAGGCCGGAGATCAAGCGGCTCTAGACATTCTGGCTCAGGCTAACTGGTATCGCGGCATGCGGGACCAGTTACGTTCGGAATTTGGCGGACTAGGAGATGTTTTCGCTGACATTCTTGGCACAACAAGCGCTCAGACTAACGTCGAACAGAACTTTAATAACGCAGTGGAAATACTGCGCAAGTACAGCCGTGGTGACTATGACGCTGAGCTTGCTGCTTATCAGAAGCGTGTTGATGCGGGAGAGCGGGTAGACGGTAAAACGCTAACTGCTATGCACAAAGCAGGCGAGTTCCCGTTAATCACTAAAGATTCAGGCGCATTATTTAATACCAACAGCCCGTCTTCAATGGGCGCGTTGCTAGACATGTTCCGCACAGTAAAAGCAGGTGCCGCACCTAAAACACCTAACTTCACGGGCAATTTGATTGGTTTGACCAATGAGGCCACTGTTGATGTGTGGGCAGCGCGTATGCTCCGTAGGCTATCAGGCCAAGACCGCATTCCCCCTGCCGCAGAACAGGGCGTAACAGGGACGCACCGAGTAGGTTCTACCCTGTTCGAGCCTAAAGTGGGTGGAGAATTTGGATTTGGGCAGGAAGTTTTCCGTGATGCGGCAAACCGCGTAAACCAATCCGGTTCTGTTCAGCGTGTAAACCCTGACCTTGGCGCTTTGGGTCCAGATGACCTGCAAGCTATCGCATGGTTCATGGAAAAAGAGCGTTGGGCCAAGAACGGGTGGACCACTAAGAGCGGTGAAGGCGGGTCATTAGAGTATGAAATGTCGCTTGCCGGTTCTCAGTCGCCTGAACGTGTAGCTGAATTGCGCCGTGAAGTTAATGCAGGGTTTAAGCAGCCCAAGCAGCGTAAAAACGAGACGGATTCGGCGTATGACCTCCGTGTAATGGACGCGAGAACTGCGTTTGAGGCAACAAGGCGCGCAGCTCAGGACGAATTAGCGTCATTGGCGTCACCTTTATCTAGGGTACAGTTAGGTGTAGCGGGCGAAAGGCCTAATCAGCCTATGAGTGGCTACGCACAAGCCGAATTGGCAGCGGAGTTTGACGATGTCGTAAGAGACGACCCCTCGGTATTGACCTATAACCTAGCCAATACTTACGGTTCCTTCATGGGCGACACGGAAAGGGCCTTAAACGCAGAGTTTATCGTTAGAGATAACTTTGACATGCAGCCGTTGAGGACTCGATTGATTGAGCAGGGCAAGGCTTACGACCAAGATGCAGTATTCTTGTCTCGTGTGGTTCCTGAGGGCACGCCGAATGCAAGGCCCGGCGTTGAAATATACTTCAGAGAGACCATAACCCCAGAGCAAATGGCTAAGGTTACAGAAAGGCTACGTGAGAAAGGTGTAGACGGGTTTACCTATGTAACGGACATGCGATTCAACGACCGCATTAACCGCCAGACCCGATCAGGCGACCCTGAAACAGCAGGGCTAACAGGGCTAAGGTTCCAGTATGTGCCTGAGTTTGACGACGCTTTTGACCCGCAAAATGCTACAGAAAGCTACAATAAGGCAGAAGACTTGTTTTTTGATGTAGTAAAGGATACAGTAGCAGATGGAAATGTTTCCGACGCTCGAGTAACGTACTACGACACTGAAGTTTATTTTAGGGATGACTATGATGAGCAGCTTACAAGATTTGCTAACGAGACAAATAGCCCGACAAGGGGAGAACTCTCCGGCAGTTCAAATGCTTCGCAACCAAATAGCGGCGCAGAAGTCGGGACAAAGCTTTCAGGAGATGTACCTGACGGGGTCGTACAAGAAGCCCAAGGCAATGAGCCTAAACTCGAGCAAGGGAATCAAATAGTAACCGAGCAGCAGCGCAAAGATTGGCGTGAAGCTAATAAAGGCGATTTTAAGCAGGAACAAACCCCCGAACTTGCTGAGGCAGCAGAAAAGCTTGGCAGGGGGGAGATATCTATCTCGGACTACTCGAAAGAAGTAGACCGCCTTCGCCCTATTACCCCCCTAACGGACGTCCCTCGAATAGCTTCGTTTGAAGATATTGCATCCGCGCTAGACGCAAATAAAGTAGCCAAGGGGATTATCGGTTTAGATACAACGATTGCCGATGGCACTATGGTGGGTTCAAGACTCGATATCCCTGCTTACAATAACTACAACACGTGGGTAGTATCCGTGCATGAAGGCGCGGGCACTTCTGGAAGCTCACTGGGTTATGGTAAAGTAGCCGTCCTTGACGACGTTAAATTTAACAGTAATGCTAAAGCTGCCTTTGGTGTTGCCACTGGCGAAAAAGCTAAAGCTCCGTTTGCTAGGATGAATGGCAAGTGGCGCAATGTTGATCCTGAAGTTGCCAGAGAACAAGCCGAAAAGTTTATTAACGATCCAAACTGGACGCAGGTAGGAATGAACCCCTATCGCCACTCGTTCTTCTATGACAAGGCCACGGGGCAACCTGTAGACTCGGCAAAAGAAGTAATCCAGATTGGCCCGCTAGTTCTTGCCAGAGACGTTAAGACTAGGCCACTAGAAAGTCCTGAACACGCACTAGACCCTAAAAAGCGTAAAAAAGGCGAGCCCGAGTATTTCAAACGTGGCGGATCAGTAGAGCGCGTGTACAATGACAACCGCAAATACAAATAGGACAAAGTCATGCCTGTAGATAAAGTCGTCAATCTGGCCCCAGTAACTGACATCATGGAAATGATGGGTGAAGAAGAGCCGGATATTGAGATCATCTTAGAGGATGATGGCAGCGCCGTTATTGAAGTTAACGAGGAAAACGACGTTGAGTTTTACAGCAACCTCGCCGAAGTCGTTGATGAGGACGAGCTCGCCGCCATTTCATCTGACTTACTGGCTTTATTTGACGCAGACAAGGCCTCTAGGCAGGACTGGGAAGAAATGTATTCCAAGGGAATGGATTTGCTTGGCCTGAAGATAGAGGACCGTACACGCCCGTTCCGTGGCGCTGCAGGCGCTGTCCACCCTATGCTGACAGAAGCCGTTGTCCAGTTTCAGTCGCAGGCGTTTAAAGAGCTCATGCCCGCAGGCGGCCCTGTCCGTACTGAGACGTTAGGCAAAGAAACCATAGACAAGGTCCAACAGGCATCGCGCGTGCAGGACTTTATGAATTATCAGATCACGTCGGTGATGAAAGAATACACACCGGAGTTTGATCAGTTATTGTTTTACGTCGGATACGGCGGTTCTGCATTTAAAAAGGTTTATTATGATGAACAACTGGGTCGTATGGTCAGTCGTTTGGTTCTTCCTGACGACCTCTATATCCCTTACAACGGGTCGAGTGTCATTTCTCAGTGCCCAAGAATCACACAGCGTATTGCAATGGACTCAAATGAGTTCAGAAAGCGTGTTGTGGCGGGGGAATACCTCGATGTAGTGGTTGATCCAGAGCAAAACCCTGTCAGCGGCAACCAAATTAGGTATGCAATCGACAAAATCACGGGTTTAACTGCAAGTGGAGAGCCCGAAGAGATTTTCTTGCTTGAGTTCCAAGTCAATTTGGACCTTATGGGCTTCGAAGATGTCGACGAAAAGAACAACGAGACCGGAATCAAGCTGCCTTACGTCGTTACCATTGACGAAAACAGCGGTCAGGTGGTCGGAATACGCAGAAATTGGTTAGAAGATGACGAATTAAAGCGTCGTCGCGAGTATTTTGTGCATTATGTGCTGATTGAAGGCCCCGGCGCTTACGGTTTAGGCTTTGTTCACCTGATTGGTGGCCTAAGCAAGACTGCAACGGCCGCTTTGCGTCAACTTCTTGACGCAGGCACGCTATCCAACCTTCCTGCGGGCTTCAAGGCGAAGGGTGCACGGATTGCTGACGATGATAATCCCATTCAGCCGGGCGAATGGCGGGATATTGACGCCGGTGGCGCCGAGTTAAGCGGTTCACTGCTCCCTTTACCCTACAAAGAGCCAAGCCAGACGCTATTTACGCTTCTAGGCTTTACCGTTGACGCCGGAAAGCGCCTTGCGAGCACTGCAGACATGCAAGTTGGCGATTCTAACCAACAGGCCGCTGTAGGCACTACGCTTGCGCTGTTGGAACGCGGTTCGATGGTGACCTCTGCCATACACAAGCGCCTTTACTACGCTCAGACGCAAGAATTCGAGATGTTAGCGGCAGGATTTGGGCAATTTCTACCCGATGAATACCCATATGACGTCCCCGGCGCCTCTAGATGTGTAAAAAGATCAGATTTTACCCATATGGTCGCTATATTGCCCATAGCGGACCCAAATGTATTCTCTGCGGCCCAACGCATTACCTTGGCTCAGGCTCAGTTGCAGTTGGCTCAAAGTGCGCCGCAGATGCACAACATGTACGAGGCGTATTACCGTGTCTATCAGGCAATGAACGTCCGAGACATTGACGGCATCCTCAAGATGGAAACTAACCAGTTACCTAAGGACCCTGCAAGCGAGAACGCTGACGCGGCCGACAACAAGTCGTTGAAGGCTTTTGCCGGGCAACAACACGACGCACATATTGCAGCTCACCTGATGATGGGCCTGTCGCCTCTTATGCAGGCTAATCCCTTGGGATCATCAGAACTCCAAAAGCATGTTTTAGACCATGTACGGTTAAAGGCAGAGGAAGCCGCAGAAGCAGAGCTGTTTACCGAGTATGGGTCAGACCC